TTATGAAAAGGAAGGTGTAGTAAATGTTAGGTGGAGGAAAATTTACAGTTCAAAATAAAAAATTACCAGGTACATACATCAATTTTGTTAGTGCTAATAGAATCGCTACAAACATTTCAGAAAGAGGTGTAGTAGCCGTTGCATTAGAGTTAAACTGGGGAAATGATACAGATATTTTTACTGTAACAGCTGAAGATTTTATAAAAAATTCATTAAAACTATTTGGCTATAGCTATTCTAGTAACTATGTACAAAAAATCAGAGAAATTTTTGTTAATGCAAACACATTACACATATATAGGCTAAACAATGCTGGTAACAAAGCTAGCAATACATATGCAACAGCTAAATACTGTGGGGTAAGAGGAAATGATTTAAAGGTAGTAATAGAAAAAAATGTAGATGATGCTACTAAATTTGATGTTAAACTATATTTATCAATAAATTTAGTGGATACACAAACGGTAAAATCAATTTCTGAATTAGTTGATAATGATTTTGTTACATGGAATAGAACAGCAACATTGGAAGTTACCGCAGGTGTTAGTTTAACAGGAGGAACAAATGGAACAGTATCAGGCGAAGCACATCAAACATTTTTAGATAAACTAGAAACATACGGATTTAACGCATTATGTTGTTCTTCAAGCGACACAACAATAAAACAATTATATGTTAACTACACGAAAAGGATGAGAGATGAAATAGGCGTTAAATTTCAAACAGTAGTTCACAATGTTGCTAATGCGAACTACGAAGGAATTGTAAATGTAAAAAATAACATAGTTACAGCTACAGTAGCAGAACAAATAAACGCTATCTACTGGGTAGCTGGCATAATAGCAAGTTGTGCTATCAATAAATCAAATACTAATAAATTATACGATGGCGAGTATGAAATAGATGTTAATTATACACAGTCAGAACTAGAAAACTGCCTAGATAATGGAAATTTTGTACTACATAAAGTAGGAAACGAAGTCAGAGTTTTAGAAGATATAAATAGTTTAGTAACATTAACCAGCGAAAAAGGTGAAGATTTCAGGTCAAATCAAACAATAAGGGTTATAGATCAAGTAGCAACAGATGTAGCAACACTATTCAATACGCAGTATTTAGGTAGTGTACAAAATAACGCTTCTGGGCGTATATCATTATGGAACGATATAGTTTCATTGTATAATGAATACTATCAAATTCAGGCAATAGAAGAATTTAATTCAGAAGAGATCACAGTAGAACAAGGAAACGATAAGAAGAGCGTTACAGTTAATGGAAATATAACACCAGTTAATTGTATGTCAAAATTATATATGACAGTAGTTATTGAGTAAGGGGAGCAAATAAGTTGCTTTCCTCAATTTTTTTATAAAGGAGGAGTTCAATATGCCAAAAGCAACAATGAACGCGAAAGATGCAGTTAGTGCAAGTTTAGCAGAATGTTTTATTACCATCGAAGGTAATAGATATAATTTTATGCAGGCTATTAATTTAGAGGCAAGTATAGAAAAAGACAAAACAACAGTTCCGATTTTAGGAAAAACTGGAAAAGGAAATAAATCAACTGGTTGGAGCGGAAGTGGTTCAGCAACATTTCACTACAATTTGTCTATTTTTAGAAAATTGTTAGAAAGATATAAAAATACAGGGGAAGATGTTTATTTCGACATTCAGGTAACAAACGAAGATCCAACGTCATCTGTAGGTAGACAAACAGTAATATTGAAAAATTGTAATATAGATGGTGCAATTTTAGCAAAATTTGACGCTGACGCAGAATATTTGGACGAGGATATGGATTTCACATTTGATGATTTTGAAATCCCAGAGCAATTCAAATTATTAAAAGGTATGATATAACGAAAGGATAAGGTGAATTAAAAATGTACGAATTTGAAGCATTTATGATTGAGAATAATAATGAGGAAGTAGAATATACAGTTTCTAATAGATTTAAAGGAAAAGATGGAAAAGTAGTTCCATTTAAGCTAAAAAATATCACGTCTAAAGAAAACAACGAAATAAGAAAGGGTTGTTATACTAAAGTACAAATTCCTGGCAGAAAAGGACAGTATACAAAGGAATTAGATACAGAAAAATATATGTGCGAGATGGTTCTTGCATGTGTAGTGTATCCTAATTTAAACGATGAAAATTTACAAGACCATTATCATGTGATGGGTGCTAAGGAATTGCTAGAAAAAATGTTGACACCAGGAGAATACGACAACTTGTCAAGGAAAGTACAGGAAATTAACGGTTATAATTTAGAGGAAAGTATAGAAGAAGCAAAAAACTAATAGAGGGGGGCAATGCAGAGGCAAATTACGCATACTATTGCCTCCTTAAGTTTAAAATGCTTCCAAGCACATTTCTAAATTTACCGCATAAAGATAAAGCCTTTATTATGGCATCCATAGACATAAAAGCTAAAGATGATAAAGAAAAAGCAAAATCAATAAAGAAAGGGAAAAGAGCTAGGAGAAGATAATGTTTCACTAGCTCTTTTTTGAAAGAGGGTGATTTAATAAATGGCAACTATAAGAACAGCAATACAAATTCAAGATAGAATGACACCAGCTTTTCAATCTATGAATAATGCCTTGAATATTGTATTAAACACATTTGAAAGTGTACAAAATATATCTGGTAGGAGTATAGATACAGCAAGTATACAGACGGCAAGAAATGAAATTGCAAGTGCAAATGTGATATTACAACAAGTAGAAAATGAAATTAGGAATGTCGAATCAGCTCAAGAGAGTTTCAATAATGAAGTAGGCAACACTAGCACACAATTTAATATAGCTCAAGGTTCGGCAGGCTCATTTTTTAATACATTAATGGGATTTTCAGCGATTCAAAAGATATTCAATGTTATAACTGATCAAGTTGGAAGTGCAATTGATAGGTTGGATACACTTAATAATTTCCCAAAAGTTATGTCAAACTTAGGAGTTAGTGAAGAACAAGCTAATGCTTCAATGCAAGTTTTAAGTGAAGGATTAAAAGGATTGCCTACAACATTAAATGACGCAGTTAGTTCAGTTCAAAATTTTACAAGTGTAAATGGAAGTGTAGGGAAAAGTACACAGATGTTTCTAGCTTTAAATAATGCCATATTGGCAGGTGGAGGAAGTACACAAGTACAGCAATCAGCATTAGAACAATTAAGCCAAGCATATGCTAAAGGAAAACCAGACATGATGGAATGGCGTACAGCGATGACGGCTATGCCAGCTCAGTTAAGGCAAGTAGCGAAAGCTATGGGGTATGTAGACGCAAATGCACTTGGAGAGAACCTTAGAACTGGAAAAGCAAGTATGACAGACTTTATGAATACATTTATTGAACTCAATGAGACAGGTGCAAATGGCTTTCAGAGTTTTGAGGAACAAGCGAGAAATGCCACTGGTGGTTTTGCTACGTCGATTGCAAATATGAAGTCGGCTGTTACAAGAGGCATAGCTAGCATGATAACGAGTATAAATACAGCATTGGAATCTGCTGGTTTACCAAGCATACAAGAAATAATAGTGCAAATAGGAACAAATTTAGAAAATATGTTAACAAATATAGGATATTTTGTACAGAATGTAATTACATATTTGGAACCAGTTATTAGTTTTGTGCAATGGCTAGGAGCAGTTATTACAGATAATTGGTCAATTATAAGTCCAATATTGTATGGAATTTTAGCAATGCTAGGGGTATATTTGGTATACGTTACGTTAGTTAAAGTGGCAACAATGGCATGGTCAGCAGTTCAAGCAATTTTAAATGCAATTTTATACGCAAATCCAATCGTATTAATAATACTAGCAATAATAGCAGTAATATCACTTATTTATGCGGTTGTAGCCGCAATAAACAAGGTGACTGGAAAAACGACTAGTGCGACAGGTATTATCATGGGAGTTATATATACGTTAGGGGCATTTATATATAATAATTTCATAGTTCCAACGTGGAACTCGCTAACAGACTTAGTTAATTTTCTTGCTAATTGTTTCAAAGACCCAGTTACGGCTATAAAAATACTGTTTATAGATATGTCGATTGCCATTTTAGAAAAGATAAAGAGCGTAATGGAAGGCGTAGAAAAGATGGTTAATTCTGTGTCATGGGCAACTGGATATACAATGCATGTAGCCGAGGATATAAAGACATCTGTAGAAGTATTAGGTTTGGCTAAGGATGAGCTGAAAGAGAAAATGAAGTGGGAAGACATCATGGAACATATAGACACATGGGACTATCAAGACGCATGGGATGCGGGATACAAAAAAGGTGAAGAAATAGATGAAGCTATAGGAAATTTTTTCAATCCAGCAGATATCATAAAAAATGCTAAAATTCCATTAGATACAACAGCGATTGAACCAGTAGGAAATGACGTTGGAAACATAGCAGGAAACACTGGAAGTATAAAAGATTCACTAGAATGCACTGAGGAAGACCTAAGGTATTTAAGAGACTTAGCGGAACAAGAAACAATAAACAGATTTACAACAGCAGAAATAAAAATTGACATGACTAATAACAACAATATTAGCAGTGATACAGATATAGACGGAATAGTTGAATATTTAGAAGAAGAATTGCAACAAACCATGGAAAGCATAGCGGAAGGGGTGTATGTATAATGGCTTATTA